CTGGGCGTCGGCCACAGGTACATCGTTGGCTGAGGGATGGTGCGATCGAACCAGAACTGGTACGGCTGGTTGCCGGTGAAGTTCTTGTTTGGCAGGTTGGTGTAGTCGTCGCGGTTGAGGCGAGACATCTGAATTTCGCGGCTGTTGTTGCCAACGAAGAATTCGCGCAAGGCCAGCGTCGTGCTGTTGTAGGCGCGGATGCGGTAATACTGCACAGACTGACCCGGATCGATGTCAGTCCACACCCACTGGTTATCAGTGACGATGATCTCGCCGAGGTTGTCCAGCGTCTGCCATGTGATGTTGTCCACGCTGTACTCGAGCGTGATCGACCATGTGGCCGAGCCACCGCCAGAGATGTACGGCAGGAAGCCGATGGAGCCAGCGTAGATTGGGTTGCCAGTGCCATAGTCGACCGAGATGTTCCCGTTCGCGCTGGACTGCTGGCACCATGTGTCCACGTCGTTGTCGTAGGCCAAAGCAACAGTGCCACCTGCGGAGGTGGCGTACTGGCCGGTGGGCCGGTTCAGTGTGCGGTACAGCACGTTCAGCACATCGATGGTGCCCAGTGGCATCGAGTAGATGTACTGATCAGCCTTCAGGCCAAAAACCTTCTTGTTGATGCACCAGTAGTTGATGCCCTTGTTGCCAAGGTGCGAGAGCAGGAAAAACAACGACTGCTTTGCTGAAAGCAGTTGCTCCGAAGTCAACTCCTCGGCAAGTTTTCCGCAACGACGTGCGCCATGATCAATCAGTGTTTGCACACTGGTGACTGTCGCTCCAACGGTTCCCGAGTAAGCCATTCCTGTCCCTTACCATCCGGGGCACTTCCAGCGCTTCAGCGATGCTTTGGCGCGTTCGGCGTCCCCTTTTGAGTTCTCAACAACCCCCGACATCCGCGCACAGAAGGAGTCCTTGCGGGCACCACCTTGCGGTTGCGGGGCTTTCAAATTACTGCCTGTTTCACGGTTGTATTTTGCCCGACCCTTCTCGGTAAGGCCAGCACCTTGAGACACAGGCAACTTTTCTTTACGACCAACTGACAGCGAAACGCCGCCCTTGGCCTTGGCCGTCTTGGCCGAATCCTTGAACGCTTGCGCGGTCGGAGCGCCGGGAGACCCGGGCTTTCGCATCTTCTCGCCAGAACCTTCAGCGATACGCTCACGCTTTGCATTGATGTTGGCATAGAGGCCACCACCAGCAAACTTTTTGCCCTCGTCAGCCTTTGCGAATTCTTTGCCCACGGACTGAGGCACGCCCACCTTCTTTGCGAACTTGGGGTTGTGCGCGACAGCCTGCATGAGGCGATGCTGGGAGAGCGACTTGCTTGGCATTACGGCCCCTCTTTCACCAAAAGCAGAATGAACATCGAGGAGACTGCATTGTTGTTTGCACTGCCGATTGCAGTTGCCTCAACTGTGGTCTTCTCTGGAATTGCCAGAGGGTACTCGAACACATAGTTCGCCACGCCGTTGTTCAAAGTGGTGATCGCCGCAGTCATGCGGATGTTGTTCAAGCCACGAGTCAGCAAACGACCTTGAACTTGTGTCGACCCGCTGGCCTGACCAGTCGAGAACAAACCTTGGGACACATACGCGGTGTACCCAGCAGGGACGGTGTAACTGCCCGTGGTCGTGTTGTTGTAATCGAGTTTGATGATGTCGTATGGCGTTGCAGGAACGCCAGAGGTCACAGTGCCCGTGCCGATGTAGATGTCCCCGGCGGCGCTGTTGCCAGAGCCTGCGGTAGCCACATAGGCGTAGTTGATGCGAAGCATCGCAGTGGTCATCGTAACAGCCGTCTGGCCGTTCATGGTGACCGTTTCTGTGACTTCGTTGTAGTTGGCATCCAAGCCTTGCACAACAATCGTGCGGGCACCTGTGCCTGCGCTTGTGTCGTTTGCGCTCGTCGAACTGACGGTCATCTGCAAAGCAGACGACGGGAAAGTGATCAGGCTCGGCAAAGGCCAAACCGACACTTGCGTCGTATCCACATCGGGGTTAAAGCCGAAGACAGTGACGTTCCTGTGCCCCTGAATTTGATTGCGGGCAACTTGGAGTTCAAAAGGCTCGTAAGCCCCTTGTCTTGTGATCGACGAGATGATGGTGGACATTACGCAATCCCTGCCTGCACAACCTTCATGGTCACAGTGCCAGAACCAGAGTTCACCAGCGTTTTCAAGCCAGTGATCGGAAAATTGATCGAGCCATCTTCATTGCCAGTCTTGCTGGTGATGGTGGCGTCGTCGAACCACGTAGTGAAGCCCGACGCTGGATCATCGTAAGAATACTGAACGGAATAATTCACGGTTCCAGTCACGATGACTGCAAAACCAATGTTCACTGGTGTCACGTTTGTGTTGATCACAATCGCGTCCGTCGAACCAGTGCCTGTTCTTGATACGGTCTGTACCCTCATGTCCTATCCCCAATTAGAAGCGGGGGCCGAAGCCCCCACTCGTTTTAACAACGACCACCGCGCTTTTTGGCTGGTGTGACAGTTACAGACTCTTTGGTCTTGGTCACGCTTTCAGTAGGCTTTGCGGAAGGTGCCTTTGAGCCGAAGAGGTTCTTCACCCCTTCCATGAGACGCTTGGGCGCACCCAAGATTGACTCACGCATGGCCTCGTTCTCTGCCTTTTCGTTGGCATAGTGACGGTCATACGCGCCCTTGGACATATCCTCAACTTCACCGCCCTTGGCCTTCTTCTGGTACTTGCTGTAGACCTCATTGGACTGAGCCTTGGCCTGCTTCATCGCAGTGGCATTCTCAGACGCGAAGTTTTTCATCAAGCGACCTTGAGCAGGAGTCACGCTCCCACCCTTTTTGAAGGTGCCAGACAGTTGGTTGATGCTTACTGGGGTCGATGGCTTTTTACGGCCTTGAGGCATCGCGACGGGGCGACCTGAGTCAACAGTACCCCCCGCCGCGTAGGCTTTTTTTGGGGCACCGCCTTTTTTGTAGCCACCACCATTGCCGAGGGCCACACCGCCGGTCTTGTAACCGCCTGCGTTGCCTTCTTTCACGCCACCAGTAGTGCCGGACGTTTTGCCGGTGTACTCAGCGGTGTGCATCTTGGTGTTTTTGTAGCCTTCGCCACCTTTGGCTGAAGCGGACTCAGGAATGATGCCGTTGCCAGTCAGACCGCCTTTGGCGTACTTCTTGACATCGCCACCCTTCTTGTAGCCACCACCGTTGCCCAACGCTACACCGCCAGTTTTGAGGCCTTTGTGGCCCTTGCTGGCAGGCTTGGACTCGTGAGACTTCAGTTCTTTTTCAAGACCCTTCATCTTCGACATCTCTGCCTTGTGTTCTGCTTTGGACTCGCCGCCTTTTTTCATTGCGGGAGCGGCAGGCTTCGCGGCCATCGCCTTGCGACGAGCGGCCATTGGAGGCTTGCCGGGTGACTTCACAGGTGCATTGACTGCGGGACGGCCCACCAAAGCGGGAGTGCCCATCAACGCGCCCATGGCGCTACCGCCATCGGCCATCTTCTTGTGACCATGCTCGGACGTTTTACCGCCCTTCTTCATGTTCACATGACCGCCTTTTTTGAGTTTCAACTCAACGGTTGGCTCCGTGGTCATCATTTTGACCATAGGTTTGAATTGGCCCATGACGTGCCTCCTCAAACTTTCTGAGCATACACAACGGTCAGGCGGTAGATGCCCTGAGTTGTGCTGATCGTGCCGTTCGGATCGACAGTGATGACGACAGATTGGTTGGTACCAATGTCATCCATCGCCGCGCATTGAGCGGTGGTGAAAGAAAGTGCGATGCGACCGCCGCCAATGACGTCAGTGGCCGACAGATACTGAGTACCTGCGGCGGCTGTGCCAATGGTTGCATTGATAGCGGTTGCGGTGCCGCCACCCACTGATTCATCTTGGATGGTATCGAGGAAAAAGTCGATGATCTGAGAAGAAGCAGGGAGAGTCAGCGTCGCGCTTGTAGCAGTGCCTGCGGACGCAGTGGTGACAGTCGTGGTCTGGCTCACAACGACGAAACCGCCGTCGACTGAGTCAGTCAGCGTGTCACTACCTGTACGTAGGGTAGAACCGATATAAGTCTGGGACATTTTGATCTCCTGTGACGAGGGGAGCCGAAGCCCCCCTCTTGTGGTTTAGACGCCGGGGGTGCCGTACATTGCACGCCAGTCGGTGAAGCCAACGTCGTAACGCTCTGTCGCCTTGTAGCGCATAGAGTCAGTTTCGAAGTCGCCTTCCATGGTCTTCTCCAGTTTGCGGCGCATCAGGAGTTTCATGCCTTCAGGAGCGTCGGTCTGAACCCACCATGCAGTGCTGGAGGTCAAACGAGACAACACAGCGGCACCTTCGTCAAGCAAGCCGATAGACTTGATTGGGTTGATGTCGTTGTTGGCGTTGCCTGCACGCAGAACGCTCTTCAACAGAACTTCGGCTTGGAAGACGTTGCCGGGAGCAACCACCAATTGGCGGGGCACCAAACGAATCTTCTTGCCGTTGTTGTCCACAGCCTGACGAATCTGGATCAGCATCTGCTCGAGCGAAGTCTGAGACAGGTTCGCGGCAGTAGCCAACAGGTTCGAAGCAGTACCGTTCACGATGGGGTGGCTTGCACTGTTCAGTTGCACGCCGTCACCGCCGGGATAGGCGCTGTTAAAGGCACGGTTCAACACGTTTGCAGACAGGGTTTCCTTGGTCTCGATCAGGGACTGAGCGAGGTGGCGGGCATACACCTGACCGATACGGATGTGGTCGCCGTCTTCCACCAACACTTTGGTCAACGCGAAGGCCAAGCCATACACGTTGTACACATAGCGCTTGAGGAACAGCACGCCGCCTTGCTGATAGGAAACAGGAGTTCCATCAGGCAATTGAGGAGCGGCACCGAAACCGTACAGAACGGGTTCTTCGTGGTAGTTACGGGGAATGCCTTCTTGTTCACGGAAAACTCGTGACCATTCGTCGGTACGTTGGTCGTACACGCCGTCAAAGCATTCATTCAGGATGGGTTCGACAATCGAGCGAAAGTCGGTACTACGCATTGGAGCGGCCATGATTCACTCTCCTTTTTAGATGGCGTTCACGGACGCTTGGAACTGCGACTCGTTGATGGTTGCACGCACAATCGTGTACGCATCGCCCCAAGCATTGTCAGGGTACGGAGCAATGTCGACGATTCGCATCTGACCGCTGTTACCAGCGCCGACGAGAGTCGAAGACAAAGTGGCTTGAGAAAGACCAGTCACGGTCGAGCCAGCGGTGGTGTTGCTGAGGTCAGCCTCATCACCAATAGCCGTTTGAGCGACAGAGCCATCAGCCTGAATTTCGTACACGATCAGAGGATCGTTGTAGAAATAAGCCACGCACGAACCGGTCTGGTATGCAGTGGATGCAGGCCAGTTGTTCGACACGCGGCGACGGCCAGTAGTGTCAGTCCACTCAACACCAGCGAAAGCGCCAACAAAGGCGTCGCCAGCGGCGGCGGGTTGAATAACGCCACCAGTGACATATTTCACAGGTTGGCCCTTCAGAATTGCCGAGCCGTAGCCCGAAGCGATACCGTCAGCAAGCGCCTGAGCGCGATCCAGACCCGAAGGGTGGAACGCAGGACGCATACCGAACGGAGCATTAGTAGAAGACATTGTCTTACTCCTTGTTTGGTTGAAAGTGCCTTACCCTTGGAATGAGGGCGCGGGCATTGGTTTGTCCATCAAATCCAGACCGTCACCTTCGACTTCACCCAGTTGGCGTCCCTTGCTATCACGACCGGTCATCCGCTCTGCTTGGACACGAATCTTGTTCGCCTCCTCAAGCGGTGCCTCATGGTGAAAATGAGCCATCACATCTTGGTACACATCCATAGGGATTTTGTACAGGTGCATCTCATTACACGCAATGAAACCAGCGTGTTCTCCAGCCTTTATGCGGTTACTTTCGAAGCCGGGAAGTTCATCCGCTTTCACGGGCACATACCCCAGTCGAATCCGCTTGTCAATGCTGTCGTAACTGTTGGTTGTCGATAGCCAGCAAACGTGCCAACCCGGAATCTCCGGTACTTCTGGCAATGCTCTTTGCGTCCATTCGTCCTTCCACGCCCTGCGGCGTTCATCGGCGGACACGAAACTGTCTTCTGGGGCGGCACGCACTCGATCTTCAGAAGCGCGATTTTCCCGGCCACCAGCCGACAAAGATTTTTTCAAACGAGAATCCATTTTCAATACTCCTTATGTTTAGCGTTGTGCATTACGTGCTTCGATGGCATAGCGACGAATCATCTTTGCCCTCTTCTCTGCGTCATCCCACATTCCTGCATCTTTCATGGCCCTCACCTGTTCTGGTGATAGGGTGAAGGAATTTTTTCCTCCACTACTCAATGCACTTTCGCGGCCTGACCCAGTCACTGCACTTCGCGGTCGAGAAGTACGAGTCGGTCTCTCTGTTGCATCTTCAGTATAACGGTGTGGCAAATACTTTTGCAAGCGATTGTCAAGTTCGTCCCAATAATCACGAGTGCGGGGGTCATAACCCTCTTCACCCATGGCTTGGTCGATGGCAAGCGCCACCCGCGAGTCTGGGTCTTTGCCCTGCGGGTCATACCATTCGTTTTTGCCCATCCATTGGTTCGCCAGACGTTGCAATTGCGGGTCTGGTGCTTGAATGGTGCGTTGTTGGGGCTGTTGAGTCGCCTTTTTCTTCAAAGCGTCGAGTGCTTCGTACTGACGACGCGCCTCAAACCACATTTCTTGCGCTGAAGTGAGCAATTCACCGTTTCCAGACGCTGTTGCCTCTGCAATTTTCTGTTTTGCAAAGGCAATTCGTGCGCCTTGGTCTTCGATAGCCTTGTTCAGACGCGCAATGTCGCTTCCGTGGGACTTTCGCTCCAAAACAGACAGTCGTTCGAGCAATTCTTGGTTCTGACGCTCGAGCAAAGTCAGTTTCACGTCCTTTTCAACGGAGACTTGCTTGTGGTACTCCTTGCGGGCACGGCGTTTTTGACGTTTTTGTTCCCGAAGACGCTCTGCATCGGGGTCAATCTCGCCACCAACGGCCATTTCACGCTGGCGCTGTGCCTCATCATCCTCATCAGACCCTACTTCATGGTCATCATTGGCCCCAGCCTCGGGCGAAGGGATGCTTGCAGGCAATTCAACGACCGCAGACCCGTCTTGGGCCTCTTCGATCGAGATGATTTCCTGCTCTTGATTGGCTTGTTCTTTTTCGCTCATACGAATGCCTTCATCTCAAGTGGATTTCCAGTGACTTTCGCGATGACTTCGTGGTCGTTGAGGATCATGAAGAGTGCTTTCTCTTCGTCATCACCGACTTCGACTTCCCAGCGGTCGCCACCCCATTTCGGAACGCGGATGTAATCCCCGATTTCGCACCACGAGCCTTCCGGCCATGGCTCCATCGTGTCCCGTTTCTTGAATGCGAGAGGGCCAATCTCGATGACTCGCGCCACCATGTTGTTCCACTTCTCGGTTTCTTTGGTCTCTTGTACCAAGATGATTCCGGCACCCGTCACAGTTTGTTTTGTGCGGCGCAGTTGCACCAAGATTCGCCCACCAAGGGGCTTGGCACCGGGATCAACGCTCGGAAATGCCCAAGCAATCTCAGCGGCATTACCCGCTTCCGGTTTTTCACTCATTGTCTTCTTCCTTTAGAAGTTGATTAAGGATGTCAAGGGATTCGTCAAGACCCTGAAGTTGTCCGACCAGCCTTTGATACGACTCGAAGTTGATGCAGTTGCCTGCGGCCAACGACTCAGCGATCTCGGCTCTACGCGCTTTTACAGCGCCGATGAAGTCGGAGACGTACCTCATGCGTTCTTCTTGTCGACGCCCTTGTTCTGGGAGAAATTCCCATGGTCGCTGTTGGCTTTTGGTTGAGTCGCTTTTGATTCCTCTTTCATTTGTGATCCATTGATCCATGCACCAGTCGCGTTGCGGTGGTGTTGTTTGACTGCTTCAGACTGTTCGTCTTTCAAAGTGATAGCCATGTCATGCTCCTAAGTTACGTTGGGTTGCTTGGTTGAGTTGAATTGCAGTTTCAGACTGCTCCTTTTGCAATTTCGCTTCATCGACTGTCAGTTCGGCAGTCTTGATGCGCTCTTGCGTGAGGTTGTTTTCAGCGTTCATCGCGATCTTGACCTGACGATCCATCTCTTTGTTCTGACCGTCTTGTTGCAGACGCGCAGTATCGAGTTGGAGGTCGGCTTGATCCTTGGCGGCGCGACGCTGAGTTTCTGCGAGAGATGCTTGCAACACGGCCTGAGCCTCGCCATCCATAGGCGGTTGCTGTTGCATGGACTTCTGCATCTGCATCATCATTTGCTGGAGTTGTTGCAGTGCAGGCACAACACCAGAGAACACCTCTTGCGTGTCCATCTTGACGTGGTCGGATGCAAGGGCCACGGCCTTGTCGATCTCCTTGACCAGTTTGCTGTCCTCGTACTTCTGGAACTGGATGTTGGTGCCACCTTGAACGTACGCAGACATCTGGCTGGTGTACCAGAGCATCATGTGTTGCTTGATGTGTTCCATCACCTGCGGGATGTACTTCTGAGCCACGAGCGGGTTCGATCCCATCATTGGGTCTAGGGCGAAGTTCAAATGCGCTTGCAGGTGCGCCAAATGGTCTTGGCGAGGGTATGCGAATGCAGGGCGTCCCAATGCCATGGCGCTGTTCTCGTCTGCCGCATTCATCTCAGCAGGCTTCATAGCGTTTGGCATCAGTTCGTTGACGTTGGGCACCTTGAGTTGCTTGAGCATCCGGCTGACCACGGCACGCTGGTCGAAAATCTGCGGGAACTCCTTGGACATCTGCATCACGGCCTGCATCTGGGCGATGCGCTGGGTCTCGCTGAAGATGTGCGGATCAGACACGGGCACCACGTCGCTGTTGCGCTTGAAGTCCTCGCGCTTGATCGGCAACTCGGCGACGATGTCACCCTTGCGTTGCTCGTCCAAATACCAGCGGTTGATGCGGGCCAGCACCTTGAGCATTCGGCCTTGGCTGTCATGCAGGCGGGCGTGAATGCTCGAGAACACTGCGGCACCCTGCTCGATCAGAGCCTGAGTGGTGCCCACAGGCGTGCCAGACTTGACGTCAGCGATCTTTTCCTCGGCGGTGGTCACTACCCCCTTGGCGGCGTCCGTGAGCCAGCCCAAGAGGCGGAAAAGCACCTCGCTGGGTGGGTTGAAAGGCATGGGCATGGCAACCTTGCGGATGTCGTCCACACCGGGCGCGGCTTCGACCTCGGTCACCTGAGTCACGTCGATGTTCTGGGACTGTCCAGACATCTTCGCGCCCTTGAGTTTGATCATGGTGGCCGCGTTGTTGATGTGCGCGGTGTCCAGTAGGGCACGTAAGGAGCCTGTCAGCGCGGCGGCAAGGCCACCGATTAGGTGAGGCAGGCCGATGGCATAAGCGCCACGCCATGGGATGAACTTGAACTCGATGATCCAGTCCAACTTGGTGAAGGTGTCATCGCCTTCTTCCCAGTTGCGGTACAGGCCCACGCACTTGTTGTCGAGGGCGTCGATCATCAGGATGTACGGTGCGCTCTCGCCCTTGCTGTGGTTGTCGTCGTCGAGGTTCAAGAACGTGCTGACGTGGTACACGCGGCGCAGGCCGTCAGAACCGTCTTGGTACTGGCGACCCTCGATCTTGTCGTTGGCCTTCTCTGCGGCTGTTTGCTCAGGCTCAGAGGTGGCGCGGATGTAGGACACGTCGCGGTACAGGCCACGCTCGATGCGGTTTTGAAATTCCCAGTCGGTGATGTCTTGTTGTTCGGTCGCACGCTGTGCGGTGTAGAAGTTGGTCGCGGCGAACGGCAGGATGATGTTGTCGATCGGCACGAACTCAGCGCAAGGGCGCTTCTTCTTCTCGTCGTACCAGAGTTTGAGGAACTGCGATCCACCCATGGGCAACTGCGTGAGCATCTGCTCCATCTCGTCGCGGAACTCTTCGACCTGCTCGGTCAACTGCCAGTTCATGTAGTCGCGCTTGCGCTCGGCCACCTCGGTCTTCTCGGGTGTGACCTCGCCCAGAATCTTGGTGCGGGTTGGGCCGTCTGGTGGGAACATCTCCTTCATGGCGCGGGATGCGAAGTCCACGCACGCCTCGGCCATCACAGGGTGAACCACCTTCGATGCGCCTTGGAACGATGCACCACCGGGCGCGTCATGGCCCAGACCGGTACGCTTCAAGCCCTCTTCGTACTGCTTGTCGCGCTCCTTGCGGGCCTCCTTGTCCTTGTCGATCAGGTCAAGGTAGCGCAGGGTGATCTTCTCAAGGTCAAACAGGTTGACCGTGTCGGCAAGGTTGGCGTAGAAGTCCTCGTCCTCCTCGGGGCCGTCGAACTCGTTCATGACCACGCGGGCAGAGCCGTCGGCCAGTTCTTCGACCTCGGCGTCCTCGTCAGGCAGTTCGACTTCAAGGCCACCGTTGGGCGTCTCTTTCAATCCCTCGATGAAGCGATCGAACTCTGGGTCAATCGGAAATTCTGTAGCCATGGTCTGTCCTTATTTTTTCATCAGCATCAGGCCACCACGACGGCGGCGCTCAACCTGCTTGGGCGTGTATATCACGGCGGCAGGCTTGCTGGCTTTCGGGTTGATGTAGCCCTCGTAGCCGTACTCGCGGATCATGCGCTCCATGTCAGTCAATTCCTGATCTGGAGACCTGATGCCAGCGTTGTACTTGGCGGTGAAGGGTGTGCGGTTCGACTCACGGGCCAGCGGCTTGAAGCGCAGTGGGTCGCTGGAAATATCGTAAAGCGATTCGGATTCGGTTCGGTAGCGATTCACACCCAGACCCGGCTCTGGAGCGACTGCACCGGGTTCACCGGCGTAGAAGTAGGTGCGGGGCACGATCGGATTGTCGGTGCCTTGCAGGCGTGCCATCTCAGCGCCCTTGATGCCGGTTCCGTACTTGGTCGGGTCGGTCACGCGCAACTCAGGGTTGTGGCTGAAGTGCGTCAAGGCCGACTTGGTGGTCGTGCCTGCCTGCGGTGTGATCAGCGGCTGGATGTAGTCAGGCATCCCACCACGGTACTTGGGATCGGAGAACTCGGGCGGCAGGAGGATGGCCTTCTGGGGCGCAAACTGGAAGCCACCAAAGGCGTCGCGGATGGCCTCGGTAGCCACGCGCTCACCCTCTTTGTCACCACGGCGGCGTGCCTCGATCTGCAACTCGCGCAGTTTGGACACCTCGTCCTTGAGGTTGACGTTGAGCGGGCTGTAGTTGACCAGTGAGTTCTGGCCGCGTGTCTCGGCGGTCATCGCCAGACGGGCCAGCGGGCTGTACATCTGCTGGTGGATGGCCCATGCCCTCTCTTCACCCAGCGGGCCAAACTCGTTGCCATAGATGGCGTGGCCCATGGCGTCATGCACGGCGCGGAACTTCTCGTTCTCGTTCAGGCCAGTGGCATCGTCGACACGGTTGAGGAAGTCATGTGGGTCGCCGCCTTGGTAGACGTACATATGCTTGTTGCCGTGGATGTCCTCGAGCAACTCACGGGTGCCGCTGTAGTTGCCTTCGCCACCACGGTGGTACGACAGATTGAACGGCAGGGCTTGGAACTGCTGGTCGGTCTCGACGGCGAGTTGGCGGTATGCCTTCTCCATCAGGTCGTCGTAGTTCTTCGCGCCAGCCTGCTCCAGCACGTCAGGCATGGTACGGGCGTAGGCGTCAAAGACAGCGCTCTTGTACTCAGGGCTGTCGGTCAGGGCGAGTTCATGCGTGCGGGCAATCGCGCTTTGCTTGGCGAGACTGCTCGGTGGAATTTCTGGCGCAGTGAATTCGGTGCCCAGTTTCTCGCGGGTGTACTGCTGGGCGATGCGAAGCGGCTCGTTGAGGTTTGGGTCAGCGATTATTCGATCCACTTCTTCCGTCGGATAGCGTTGCGGAAGTCCGCCTCGAACGTCTCCTGATCCTGCTTCGAGAGACCCTTGGGCTGATAGCCCAGTCGCTTCTCGAGTTCCGCTACCCTTTGCCTTGCTCGGATCAGCGGCGGTTGGCCTGACTCTGAAGAATGGGCCTTCTTGTTTGGTTGCATACTTTGCTCCTTGTGGTGTCCCGGTCGATGCCGTCTTTGCCTCAGTGAGGGGACTTGACAGTTTACCAGACTTGTTTAAGTTTGTGTTGGCGATCTCGCCCAAGGCACCTAAAGTCTTCTGGCCGACCTGCCCAGTCTTGGCCGCGCCCTTGACCGCACCGACAGGAGAGACCAGCGACAGGCCAGTCTCCATCATGGGGCGGTCTTCACCGCTCGTCATGTTGAAGCGGTTCATCAGGTCTTTGATCTGCTCCGATCCACCAACAGGCTTTTCAGAAGCCAATCGGTTTTCGACTCGTTTACCACTCGCTAAGTCACGCACAGCATCGACGCCCTCCAACCCCATGTTGATCAGGTCAACCGGGGCACCGACCAACGGAGCAATCATGCCCCGGTTGATGAGGTCAGTGAGGGCGCGAGGCTTTTTTAGGGAGCCGATCTCCTCTTTGCCTTGCTCTTTTGCCATGCGGGCCAGAATCTCGGCCATCAGTTTGGCCTTGGTCAAGCCTTCACCACCAAGTTCACTCTGGTCGACTGCGCCACCACCATCGAAGCGGGGCAGGTAGTTCATCATGCCGCTGTCGCTTGAGTCGGGCATGGTGTTGTCGATGTTCAGGTTGGGCACTGCGCCGCCTTGGGCCATCTCCACGTCACCGACGATGGCGGACGCAGGGATGTCAAACTCAGACCACTCGTCGCCCTTCTCGTAGCGGACACGGTAGCCGGGTTCGTAGGGTGTGCGCTTGGTCTTGCCTGTCTCGGGGTCGATGATCTTCTTGCTCATCAAGTCGTTCATGTCCTCACGCATCGGCTGATTGCCCACACGGGTGCGGTGCAGGATGGTGTAAGGCGGCTTGTTCTTGGCCGCGCTGTCCTTGGTGAACACGCGCTGGCCCTTGTCGTACTTGTAATCGAAGCCTTCCATTTGCTTCTGCGCCTCCATGGCACGGGCGCGGACAGAATCGCCCAGCGAGGTGTGGAAGTCTTGCAGTGTGGTCAGGTCTTTCTCGGCGGTCTGGGGCTTTGCCATGCCAGCCTCTTTTGCGGCCTTCTGGATGGCCTTGCCAGCCTTGGCCCAGCCACCACCTGCGGCCTTCCATGGCATGGGCTTGATGGCCCCGCCTTCGGCCTTCCATTGCAGGGACTTGATCACGCCACCATTGGCCTTGTTGATCTCGGTCGCCATGGCGTCGTGGTACGCGCCTTCGTAATCTTTGTCGCGGCTGGCCGTCACCTTGGTCACAGCGCCGCCCTTTTTCTTGAGGTACTGCTTGCCACGCAGGACGTCTTCCATCACCTTGCGTGGGTTCTGACCTGTCTGCTCGGCGGTGCGGCGGATCATGCGCTCGAGGTTCTCGACGTACAGTTCTGGCTTGGTCTTCAGGGCGGTCACATCAGCGGAGCCGTACCAGCCCAATGCCTGCGCTTCTGCTGGGGCCATGCCATGGCGCTTTGCACCACGTTGCCACAGGTCTTCGAATCCAGCATACTCTGAACCAGAGGGGGCGGCCTCCCAAAAGCCGGGGCGTTCTTTTGCCTGCTTGAGGCTCAACTTGCCCGACTCGACATCCTTGCGAGGGAAGTGCGTCGCGATGACGTTGCCCTCCTCATCCTTCTCCACCAACTTCGATGCCAGCCAGCGCGGATCACCACGCTCGATGATCGGGCCACGCACAGCGTTGACGTCGACGGTCACGGGCTTGAGGTTGCCTTGGTAGTTGCGGTAGAAGGTGCCCAACTTCTTGTCGGGTGGCAGTGCGCCTTCGATGTCCCCAGCGGCGATCTGCTTGCCACGGGAGAAGATGTCACCCTGCGCCAGCGATCCATACCCGGGCGGCAACTCGATGGCCGTGCCCTTGGGTGCTTCTTGCTTGCCGCGCTTGATCTTGTTCGTGAGGAGGAATGCGTCGTCCGGCAGTTGGCCTGTCTGGCTGAGGTAGTGCAGGTAACTGCCCATCTTGTTCTGCTGGTCGACAGGGTTGCGCTGAGACGCTGAGGCCATCTGAGCGAGGAACTGGTAGAACTCCTTCTGGCTCATGCCGATGTCCATGGCGACCTGACGGATCGGCTCGGTGCCGTACCACTCCTGCACGTTCAAGTCCTTGCCTTGGTTGATCAGTTTGTCGATCTTCTTGCGTGCGGTGGGCGAGTCGAGCAGGTCTTGCATCCGCTCGGTGTACTTGGGTTGCTTGCCTGCGGCTCGGGCCTTGTCGACCGTTGGCATACGGGGCAGGTCTTTCTGCTCGACGCCCGGGGTGTACATACCCTGCGAACGTGGCATCAAGGGCAGGCCAGTGCCCGAGGGCGTCGTCATTGGTGCTTGCTTGGCCTCCAGCACCTTCTCGAGTTTGCTGGCCTTCTCAGCGGCTTTCTGAGCGGCGAGTGCGGCCTCCGCCTCATCGGATGCTTGTTTCATCACCTTCGCGAATGCCATTCCCGTCTTCTTCACGTCCGCCATATCATCCCTTTCACGCCGCGTACGGGTTCACCCGCTTTGGTTGAACCTCAAGATAATCATCATCGTCATCATAACGAGGCTCGGGGTTTATGTCGAGGAAACCCATGTCCTTTAACAAACGGATCGCTTGCGTCGTGCTGTCCACGTAGTCGTCATGTGCCGAGTCAGGGAACGAGCATATCTGGCTCAGGAACCCCTCGGCCCAGTCCTTCACATACCCGGCACGCACACTGCTCTCAGGTAGCCACACACGGCCTGTCGTGAAGATGGACGCAGTAATCTGAAGGCGGGTCATCTTGTCGGCGTTGCCCGGGTTCCATGGCCGCACAGGCAGGTGCATCTGGCGCAACTCCTGCACCAGCGAGATACCTGCGGCCTTGTCTTCCACGAGGATCAGGTCGGGGCGCTTGGCGTCCTTGCCTTCACCGTACGAGACACGCCACTC